GGACTAACCCGGACGATATCGTGCTCAGTCCGTTCATGGGTATCGGAAGCGAGGGCTACGTCTCGCTTGAGATGGGGCGTCGGTTCGTCGGTGTGGAGTTGAAGGAATCCTACTTCCGGCAGGCCGCAGCGAACCTTGAAGGAGCGACACGGCAGACTCAGGGACTGTTCGCGTGAAGTACAAACCCGTCCCATCGAAAAACCCCGAGTGGCCGCTTCCATACTTCCCCTACTTCACCCACGACTGCCTAGTCAACGACTGGCCTCCCGGCTGGCTCACGAGCGAATGGGGCCGCGACGACAAAGCCCTGTCGCAGCGTGCAACGGAGAACCGCGAGCAGCAGCAGGCGAAGGGCAACATGGGCACCATCGTCGGCCTGAGCGACAAGTCGGACGCTCGGCTACGTGACGCGACCAGCATTCCGGGATGGCTCAAGACATGACGCACACACAGCGCACCATCGCCCTACTCAGAAGCCGCTGGCTGACCGCGCTTGAGTGCGCGCAGCTCGGCGGGTGCCTGTCGCTATCGCAGCGCGTGGGCGACCTACGGCGCTCCGGTGCCGTAGTGCTTGACCGGTGGCAGCGCACTGCGGGCGGTGCGCGCGTGAAGGCGTACAAGTTGACCAAAGGAGCGTAGAATGGCGCAAGACCGGCCTAGGAGGCATCCGAAAAGGCGATTCACTACCGCCCTGGCCCGCGTCCTTCAGTAGTGCCCTAGTGAGGTCTAAATGACAATCCGTTCCACGTCGTCATTGAGCGCAGAGCGCGAGATGGCAGACATAGAGAGTGCATGTCTCAGACGTGACAAGCGCGCACTCTACGCGGCATTCGCAAGGGGACACGAGAGACTGAGGCCAGGCGAGCCAGTGAACCTTTGGCGCGTCAAGGCCGGCGCTCACTGCTACGCGAGCCAAATTTTCGGCTGGGAAGTCGAAGATGCCTGATCGAATCCTGCGCGATGAGCTATGGCTCTCCGACAGATTCCTAGACCTGCCGACCGATATCGCGCGGCTGGCGTTCCTCAGGTTCGTTTCGCTCGCCGACGACTTCGGCAACTTCGAGGGCGGAATCAGGCGCCTGGCGCGCATCCTGCACGCTTGCACGCAGTCGAAAACCGATGAGGCGATCATCCAGACGCTAGATGCGCTCATGGCCGCAGACCTGATCCGCTGCTACCAGGCCGATGGCCGAGACCTGATCCATATCCCGCGTTTTCGGAACAAGCGATGGTACTTTGCCCGCAAGGTACCTGCGTCGCCGTGGTGCGATGCATCAATCCCGCTTGGGAAGGACGAGCGCGCGCAGAAACAAGGACTTGCGCCAGAAGTTGATACAACATTGACTCAACGTTGTAGTCATGTTGCCGAAGGGGTAGGGGTAGGGGTAGGGAGAAAAGACAAGAGAAAAGAAGTAAGCAGCGCTCCCGCTTCGCGGAAGACGCTGCCGACTCCGCCGTTCGTCGGTGATGATGGCATTGACTCAATCCCAGCCCGCGCATTAGTCCCCATCGCTCCAGACTGGGAACTGCCCGAGGCATGGGGCAAAGACGCCGAGCGGCTCGGGTGGAGCGGAGGGCGCATCCTCAAAGAAGCCGAGCGATTCCGGCAGTATTGGGTGAGCGGTAAGGGGCAGGGCAAGCGCCGGACGGTCAAGGGATGGCGTCAATCGTGGTCAAACTGGCTAGGCAAGGCGGAGGCGATGGCATGAGCTACAAACCGAGTCAAGACGAACAGCAGCCAGACGGCCCGGTGCGCTACCTTCCGTGCCGGTACTGCGGCAAGCAGACACTCGTCGAAACCCTGAGTCACTACGGCGCTCGGTGCCTCGCGTGCTTCGAGGCGTACTGCGCCGCAGGCTCACGGAGTGCTCCAGTGACCGACGACTACGCCGACAAAGGCAGGCGCGCATGGGCTCACAGGCTGCGCGATCGACATCAGCGCGGCGAACGGCTGACAAGAACGCAAGTCGAGGCATACAAGGCAGCCGTCCAATGACGCTCTCAGAACGCATCCTCGAATCCCTGCGCGAGCGGCGCCAGTGTGCGCTGCAACTCGCCGTTGCTCTGGCCGAACCATTGGACGAGGCCATCTGGCCGGCGCTGGTGCGACTCAATGACCGTGGGCTCGCTTATCCGGTGGTGCATCGGATGCACCGCATCGAAGGTGTCGGCCGAGCGCGGCTATGGAGCGCTGCATGAACGAACTGAGGGCTGCGGCATGAGCCACAAACACGGAGCGTATCTAGGCGGCATTCGCACTTTGGAGGATGTCCGGCTGCGGTGCTACGTTGATCCGCGCTCCGGCTGCTGGCACTGGCGACTGAACTTCTCGCGCGGGCGCTCGTCGTGCGTCTGGTTCATCGCTGGCGTGGAACACAAAGGTACGGCATCCCGCGCGGCGTGGGCACTGTCCGGTCACAAGTTGCAGCCCGGATGGGTTGTGTCGCGCTACAGGAGCGTTTGCGATTCGCAGGACTGCTGCAACCCCGCCCATCATCGCGCAGGGCCGAGGGCCAGGATTCTGCCCAAGCTGACGCCAGAGCAGCGCACCGCGCACAGGATCGGGGTGACGCGCGAGTCTCGTCGGCGCTCGAAGTTGAGCATGGAGGCCGCGCTGCTCATCCGGCAAAGCGATGCCCCATGTCATGAGGAGGCGGCGAAGTGGGGAGTCGGGCCGACGACGATTTCGCAGATACGTCGCGGCGAGACTTGGCGTCCTGGGTTCGCGGGTGGCGTGGCATGACAGGAACCGTCACAACCTGGATCGACGGCACGGTGCAAACCGTGACCTCTGACGACCCGCGCCTGGCCGAGCAGGAGGAACAACGCGTCAGGCTGCGTCACATCGCCAACATGCGCCGGCTGCCGCTGCATGGACGGCAGGAGTACCTGGCAACCGTCGGCCGTCGAGAGGGGGCGCTGGCGCGGGACCGACTGGCAGAGGCGTTTGTGGCGGATTGGGAAGCGCGCAGGGCGCCTAACGTTCGAGCTAAGCCGTAGACCCGGTACTCCGGGGCTATCGGCTTGAGCGAGGGGTTGGGCGGCTGGTGAACGAAGCTACGAAAGGTGGTGTGTGATGACTGAGGAACAGAAGCAGCAACTGGCTGGGCTGGCGTTTGATTGCGCCCGCGCCGTGCTGGAAGGGCGCGACACCATCACGGTGTCGAAGAACGGCCCGAAGCGCGTGCCTGGCTTCCCGCGCGGCGAACTGCTGAGCGTGGGCACGAACGGCGCGCACAACTACGCGGTGTGCCCGCTGAAGGTGCTGGCGTGGATTCACAGCGGCACGAAGGGCGGCCGGATGGTGGAGCGCCACGAGCCGCCCAACGGCTAGGTTGAGGCGATGACAACGGCCGCGGAAACCTTCGAGAACGATGCAACGGCGCCGGCCGTTGGCATTCGCCTCGAACCGCCAGTTAGGCCTCTGCTGCGCGTGGTGCCGTGCGACCTGAAGACTGCGAACGAGTTCGTTCGGCGCCTGCACCGGCACTCGCGGCCAGTGGTGGGGCACAAGTTTGCCGTTGCAGTTGCGGCACGGCACCAGATCGGCGACAAGCGCCCGGGTGGCGCCGGCTACGGGATGCACATGGACTGCATCGTCGGCGTTGCCATTGTGGGCCGCCCTGTGGCGCCGCGCCTGGACGATGGCAAGGCGGCCGAAATCACGCGCCTGTGCACCGATGGCACTCCGAACGCCTGCAGCATGCTCTACGGCGCCGCCCGCCGTGCCGCACGAGCGATGGGACATGCGCCGATCTACACCTACACGCTGCCCGAAGAAGGCGGCGCCAGCTTGCGAGCCGCTGGTTTCAGACTCGACAAAGAGGACGCAGGCGGCAGCGCAGCGATGTGGCACAACCGGCCAGGCAGAACCGCCGAGCCCGTAGGCGATGACCTTGTGGGCGGCAAGTGGCGATGGATTGGCTGAGGCCTAACGTAACTTAGGCCGAACAACTTCAGCCTAATCCGCCCCAGACGCCATTACACCGAACCGTCTACACACAAACCCCATGAGCGAATCCGCCGAGCAACGCGCGCTATTCCAGTGGGCACGCTTCGCCACGGCGCAGCACCCGGACCTGCGCCTGCTGTTCGCCATCCCGAACGGCGGCGCAAGGCACAAGGCGACCGCAGGACGGCTCAAAGCCGAGGGGGTGCGCCTAGGGGTGCCGGACCTGTGCTTGCCAGTGCCACGCGGCCCATACGCGGCGCTCTACATCGAGCTCAAGCGCCCGCACGCGAAGGGCAAGCCGAAGGGTAGGACAAGCCAGGAACAGCTTTGGTGGCTCGGAGAGCTACAGGCGGTTGGCAACTTCGCTGGCGTCGTCTACGGCTGGCAGGAGGCGCGTGACATGATCGAGGCGTACCTGAAGGGGATGGCGCAGCTATGACCAGACCCGCACAACTCGGCCCCGCCTGGCTGATAGGGCTGCTCGTCGCATGGAGCCGCCGAGAGACTAGCGGGCATGGGCTAGGGTACTACCGGATAAACCCGATGTTGCGGGACGGCATCCCGACGCCTGCCAGGAGCTACGAGCCCACGGGGTACGGTGGAGCTGACATCGAGGCGGTCGGACGCGCGGTGGCATCGCTGCGCCTGATGCGCCGGGTAGCCATCATGCGCTACTGCCGCCCTTGGATGATTCCGGCGATAGACGCGGAGTTTGAGCAGCCACTATCGACGGATACTTGGCTGTATCACTTGCGCGGCGCCCTGGACGAGCTCGCAGCAGCGCTTGACGCCAAAGCAACGCGGGCCGCTTGACAATTTTTGGATTTTGCGGCTATAAACGCGAAATCTGATAGGGTGGTCCCCTGTCACCCAAGCCCGCCCGGCACTCGTCGCGCGGGCTTTTTGTTCGGCGGGCGATCCATCAACCACAGCGGCATCTAGCCACCAGGGATCGACCCGCCACCTATTCGCCGCAACGGCGACCAAGCGGCAAGCCGGCCACTCCGCGACCAAGGCCGGCAGCGCGCCACGGGGTAACAAGCTGGCCGGGACTCTCCTCCTCGGTCAAAGCGCCGGGGGCGGGCGAAAACCGACTTGCGGCGGTATCCGCATGAGCCCCGAGGGCAACGATATGGCGGCACGCAAGCTACACAAGATGCACAGCGACGAGATACGCCAGAAGATTCAGGCGTCCCTGCTCGTCAACCGGCTACACGGCTGCGCAATGGGGGAGATCGAACTGACCCCAACGCAGGTAAATGCGATCAATTCGCTTTTAGACAGGTCAGTGCCGAAACTGTCGCAAATTCAACACACTGGCGACGACCGTGCACCGATCATTCACAAGGTAGTGCGCGAGATCGTGCGTGCATGAACTGCGGATCAAGACGGCCCCGGTTTTCGAGCCTCTGTTGTCTGGCGGTCGATACCTCGGCGCATGGGGCGGCCGGGGGTCGGGCAAGTCGCACTTCTTCGCCGAGACGCTGATCGAGCGCTGCATCATGGGCCGCACAGATGCGGTCTGCGTCCGTGAGGTGCAGCGCTCGCTCGCGCAGTCGGTCAAGAAGCTGCTCGAAGTGAAGATCGAAGAGCTAGGGGTGTCCCGGCACTTCGATGTCAAGCTGGAGCATATCGGGACGCCCTACGGCGGGCGGATCATCTTCCAAGGGATGCAAAACCACACGGCGGACACGATCAAGTCGCTGGAGGGGTATGACATAGCCTGGGTAGAGGAAGCGCAGAGCCTGAGCCAGCGCAGCCTCGATCTGTTGCGACCAACCATCCGCAAGGCTGGATCGGAGCTTTGGTTCAGTTGGAACCCGAACCTAGAGACGGACCCGGTTGACGTGCTGCTGCGGGGCGAGCATCCGCCGCCTGATGCCAAGGTCGTGCGGGCGAACTATCGTGATAACCCGTGGTTGCCCGAGGTGCTCAAGGCCGAGATCGAATATGACCAGCGGCGCGACCCGGACAAGTTCGCGCACGTCTGGCTAGGGGAGTATCAGCGCAACTCGCAGGCGCGCATCTTCCGCAATTGGCGCGTCGAAGAGTTCGATGTTGACCCGGAGTGGATTCTGCGGCAGGGCGCGGACTGGGGTTTCAGCGTGGACCCGAGCGTGCTGGTGCAGTGCGCCATCGTGGGCCGGACGCTGTACGTGTGCCACGAGGCATATCGAGTGGGGTGCGAGATCGACTTTCTACCGGACCTGTTCCGCACGGTGCCACAGGCCGAGCGCTGGCCGACCATCGCCGACTCGGCGCGGCCGGAGACCATCGCCTACATGCAGCGTCACGGCTTCCCGAAGATGCTGTCCGCGATCAAGGGGGCCAGGAGCTTGGAAGAGGGAATCGAGTTCCTTCAGTCGTTCGACATCGTAGTGCATCCGAGGTGCATCCATACGGCCGACGAGCTGACGCTGTACAGCTACAAGACCGATCCGCTGACGGGCGCGGTGCTGCCGGCGATTGCTGACAAGGACAACCACGTGATCGACGCCATCCGCTATGCGTGCGAGGGGGCCAGGCGGGCGCACAAGCCACGGCCCAAGGTCGAGCAGCGTTCACAGGGCTACAGGCGGGCCGAGTCGTTCCTGGGGATGTAATGGCGAAAGACGATAAGATCATCACCGAGGCCCGCGAGCGCTACGGCTACGCCCGCGACGCCTGGGGTCCGATCTTCTCGGGGATGCGCGAGGACTTGCGCTTCAGCGACCCGACCGACTTGCAGCAGTGGCCCGACGACGTGCGCCGTGCGCGCCTGAACAGTGCTGGCGGCCCGCGCCCGGTGCTGACTTTCGACCAGACGGGCCAATTTGTCAGGCAAGTCGTCAACCAGGCTCGGCGCAACCGGCCGGCGATGAAGTTCATTCCGGTTGACAACCAATCGGACCCGGAACTCGCCGAGGTGTTGCAGGGGCTGGCCCGTCAGACCGAGTACGAGTCGCGCGCCGATGTTGCCTACATCACCGCACTCGACCATTCCACGCGCGGCGGACTGGGCTACTTCCGGGCGATCACCGAGGAAGTGAAGAACTCGCCCGTCAAGGGGCAACTCTGCGTCAAGATCAGGCGCGTCACGGACCCCGAGACCGTGCTGCTCGACCCGGACTTCACAGAGCCCGATGGGTCGGATGCGATGTACGGTTTCTGCGTCGAGACGCTGCACAAGGACGCATTCAAGCGCGCCTGGCCCAAGGCCGAAGTGACGGATTTCGATGACGACGGCTGGTTTTCGGACAAGCACGTGCGCATTGCCGAATACTTCCGCGTTGTCGATGTCGAGCGCAAGCTGGTGACCATCGGCGGCCAGGAGTTCGGGGAGGACGAATACCGCGCGGCGCTGGCGTCCGGGGCGACCATGCCCGAGCCCGAGCAGACGCGCGTCGAGACAAAGCGCACGGTCGAATGGTACAAGTTGACCGGCCGCGAGGTGCTGGTCAAGAGCAGCTTTCCGGGCGAGTACGTGCCGATCTTCCCCGTGTTGGGGAATGAGCAGTGGGTCGATGGAAAGCGGCAACTCTCGGGCGCCATTAGGGCGGCGCGCGACCCGCAGATTGCGTACAACTACGAGCGCAACAGCGCCATCGAGGCCGTTTCGATGGGCCCGAAGGCGCCATGGATCGCGCCCATCGAGGCTATCGAGGGCCACGAAAGCGAGTGGCAGCAGGCGAACACCGGAAACACGGTAGTCCTGCCGTACAACAGCGTCAGCGAGGGCGGAGAACCCATCGCAGCCCCGAGCCGCATCGCGCCTGCGGGCATGTCGCCCGGCTGGATGGGGCTCGAAGAGCGCTCGAAGGCCGACATTCAGGCCGCGCTCGGGCAGTACAACGCCAGCGTAGGCAACAACCCGAACAGCCAGTCCGGACGGGCGGTCCTTGCCCTGCAAGACAAGGCCGAGGTCGGAACCTATCACTACATCGACAACCTCGCGTTGACGATTAGCCACCTGGGCCGGGTGCTGACCCAGGTCTGGCCCGTCATCTATGACCAGGCGCAGATCGTTCGCATCCTGGGCGAAGACGACGAGGCCGATTTTGTGCAGGTCGATCCGCAAGCGGAGCGCGGCTACACGCAGGCGCAGGGGCCGGACGGCAAACCTGTGACGATCATCAACCCGAGCGCCGGCAAGTTCGACGTTCGCGTCACGACCGGCCCGGCATACATGACGCGCCAGGCCGAGGCGGCAGCCGAGATCGGGGAACTGGTCAACGGCAACCCGCAGATGCTGGCGATGCTCGGAGACATCTGGGTCAAGATGCGCAACATCCCCAACGCCGACAAGATCGCGCGGCGCTTCGAGGCGATGCTGCCTCCGGAGGTCAAGGCTGCCGAGGATGCCGAGGACGGAGAGAAGCAACTTGACCCGCAGGTTGTCCAGGTGCTCCAGCAGGCGCAGCAGGAAATCCAGCAACTCCAGCAGGCACTACAGGAGGCGCAGGGCGAGCGCGAAAAGGTGCTCATCAACGCCCAGGCGATGATTGAGAAGGCCCGGATCGACGCGGACAGCCGCGTGCAAGTGGCCGAAATGAACAACGCGACCTCCTACGACTCGACCGAGCTCAAGGGGCTCATCGAACTGCTCAAGGTTCAACTCACCCCGCCGCCGCAACTGGCCGGCGATGTCTCCAAGGACATGAGCGTCAACTGACGCACTTGCGACTTGCGGCGCCTTCCGCATGACTCACCTTCGGAAACGATGGACTCTGAAACCCTAGTCTCGCCGGCCGCAGAGACTCAAAACCCTGCTGCTGAGGAACCGCTGAACACCCCGGAAGTCGCGGAACCGGAAGTAGATACGCCAGAGCAAGCGCAGGAGGACCGGCCCGACGAGGCCGACAAGTCCCTCAAGCGCATGGAGCGGCGCATCCAGAGACTGACTGCTGCGAAGTACCAGACCCAAGCCGAGGCCCAGCAGGCCAAGGCCGAGGCCGACGCTCTGCGGCAAAAGCTCGCTCAGTACGAGCAGCCCGAGGAAAAGGCCGGACCTGACCCGATAGCGCTGGCGCGCGAGATTGCCAAGATCGAGAAGATCGCGGAACGCTCGAACACCATCGCCAGGGAAGGGGCTAAGAGGTTCCAGGCATTCGACAAGGCCGTGCAGGCCGTAGCCCGCGAGATCGGGCCGCTGTTCGATCAGGTCGGCAGAACGACCGGACTCGGCGAGGCGGTGCTTTCTGCGGACGATCCTGCGGCTGTGTTGCACGCCATCGGCACCGATCCTGACCTCGCGGGCGAGTTGAGCGAGATGACAACGATCCAGCAGGTTCGGCGCATCGCCAGGCTCGAAACCGAGCTAGGCAAGACGCCAGAGCCCAAGGCATCGACGGCTCCGAAGCCTATCGCCCCGGTCAAGGGCGCGGGCGGCGGAAACAAAGACCCGTCGCAGATGAGCGATGCTGAATTTGCGCAGTGGCGCAGAGACCAGATCAAGGCTCGTCGCGGCTACTGAAAGGTAAATCGTGTCCAATTCTCTCGTAACCATTGACATGGTGACTCGCGAGGCTCTGCGCGTGGCGCACGAGTCCTGCCAGTTCATCAACACCACGGATCGCCAGTACGACGACTCGTTCGCCCGGACTGGCGCCAAGATCGGGACCGCTCTGCGCGTGCGCAAGCCGAACCAGTACGTTCGCACCACGGGCAGCCGTGTCATGGACGTTCAGGATCAGGCCGAGGCGACAAGCTCGATCACCGTCGCGACGCAGGATCACGTCGATATGCGGTTCAACTCTGCGGAGCTGGCCCTGTCGATCGACGAGATCAGCAAGCGCTACATCGAGCCCGCCGTCAAGACGCTGGTCTCGGGCATCGAGGCGGACTTTTTGGCCTTCGCGTCCAAAGCGACCTATCAACTGGTCGGCACGGACAACACAGCCATTACGACGCTCGAAGTGCCCGGCAAGGCGCGCGCCAAGCTCAATCAGCAGTTGGCGCCGAAGTCCGACCGTTCCATTCAGATGGACTCGGTGACGATGAGCGGGCTTGTCAACGGCATGGCGGCGTACTTCAATCCGTCGTCGGCCATCGGCGAGCAGTACCGTGAGGGCCTGATCGCACGCACGGCGATGGCGGACTACTACGAGAACGAGCGGGTCTGGTCCATGGTCAACGGCTCGGACGTTGCCTGCACGCTGGATACCTACACCGTCGTCGAGGGCGACGCGGACCTGACCGTGACATCGTGGGCGACTCCGGTTGCGGGGATGATCGTCACCATCGCGGGCGTGTACGACGTGCACCCCGAGACCAAGACGGCGTACTCGCACCTGAAGCAGTTCACCGTCCTTGCCGGCTCGACGAGCACGAACCTGCTCATCAGCCCGGCGATCTACTCGTCGGCCTCGGGCGCGCTTCAAAACGTGTCCGCGATCCCGACGACGACCGCCGCAGTCACCTGCTTCGGCACGGCGAGCAAGACCTACGTGCAGCCGCTGATGTATCACAAGGAAGCGTTTCAGTTCGTCACGGCCGACCTGCCGCTGATGGACGACGCCTCCAAGTGCGTGCGCCGCGTGCAGGACGGCCTGGCCCTTCGCGTCTGGCAGGCGAGCGACATCCGCAACGACGAGCTGCTGATGCGTATCGACATCCTGTACGGGATGGCGGCGCTGCGTCCCGAGTGGGCATGCCGGCTCTCCGGTGTTTACAACTGAACTTGAAAGGAAACGACCATGCCTTCATACGAACGCATCGACTACGGGTCGCCGGACGGCTCGCAATGGGGCGGCGCCTCGACCGACAAGCTCGGCTTCTACGGGGTCACGCCCGTGGTCCGCCGGACCTTTGTCGCGTCGCTGCACAACACCACGGCGATCGCCTCCTCCACCGACTTCACGGCGGCGCACTTGGCGGTCGTGCAGGAGATCATGAATACCCTGCGTGCGCTGGGTATCTGGGCGACGGCGTAACAGGGACGCGGGGGCTTCGGCCCCCGCATCGCATGGCAAAGAAAGTCATCTTCTGCGTGCCGACGCTGCGCAAGCCGCATCGGGCCACGCTCGCGTCCCTGCGCGAATCCATGCCGCTCATCACTGCGGCTGGATGGGAGGATGGCATGGTGTCAGAGATCGGGTGCCCGTACATCTCGGCTGCCCGGTCTGTGATGCTGCGCAAGGCGCTGGACGCCAAGGCTGACGTGATTGTCTTCATAGACCATGACGTGAGCTGGAAGCCTGAGAACCTTCTTGAACTGATCGAGGCAGAGGGCGATGTCGTCGCGGGAACGTACCGCTACAAGAAGCCAGGGGATCACTACATGGGGCAGCCGCTGCCCGGGATCGACGGACTGCCGCAGATTCGCGCGGATGGGGCGATCAAGGCTTTCTGCGTCCCGGCCGGGTTCCTCAAGATCACGAAAGAGGCGGTAAACGCCTTCATCGGCGCCTATCCAGAACTCTGCTACGGCGACAAGTTCGCGCCTCACGTGGACCTGTTCAACCACGGGGCGCATGAGGGCGTCTGGTACGGCGAGGACTACGCCTTTTGCCGGCGCTGGCTGGCGCTTGGCGGAGACATCTGGCTGCTGCCCGAGCTACAGATCGACCATCACGGCGAGGATTGCCGGTACGTCGGTCACTACGCCGGATATTTGCGGCGGCTACCCGGAGGCTCTGCCCATGTTCCAAGTGATTGAGAAGGGATCGGAGCGCAAAGCGGTGTACTCCAAGAGCGATCTGGACTACATGCTACGGCGCGGCTGGCGCAAGGTGTCAACCGATACCGTCGCAAGCCCGACCGAAGAGCCTGCGCCCGAAGATGCCCCGCGCATAAAGCGCAAGTACACCCGCAGGGCGCCGCGATGACGACCGCCGTCGAACTCATCACCGACGCGCTGGGTGAGATCGGTGTCGCCGATGCCGGGCAGGCGCTCTCGGCCAACGACTCCGCGCTAGGCTTGCGCGTGCTCAACCGCCTGTTCCAGCGCTGGTCGAATATGCGCCTGTTGCAGCCCGTTCTAGACGAGCTATCCGTCACCATGACCGGCGCTGCATCCTACACGCTTGGCCCCGGTGGATCACCGGCAAGGGCCAGGCCGCTCAAGGTGCTGTCTGCGACGTTTGTCGATACCGGTGGACTTGAATCCCCGGTGCAGATCATCACGCGCGAGCAGTGGGACGCGATCCCGAACAAGGCCGATACCGGGAGCTACCCTGACCGCATCTGGTACGCCGCAGAGAACACAGACGGCATCGTCTACACCTACCCTAAGTGCTCGACCGGCACCCTAAAACTTGATGTGCTGACGAACATGCAGGCGCTGGGGATGTCCGACACCCTCACGCTGCCGGACGGCTACGAGTCGGCCATCGTGTCGACGCTGGCGGACGACCTTGCGACGCACTACGGCATGTCCACCCCGCCCGATGTGCGGCGGCGGGCGGCGGGCGCCGTGCGGGCGCTGAAGCGGACCAATCACGAGCCGATCCTGGCGGTGCAGGAGCTTGCCTTTGCCGGGCAGCGGGCGGACATTCAAAGGGGCTACTGATGGCTGACACAACGCAATTCGTCTCGGGCACGTTTTCCAATGCCGACGTTGACTCGTCCGAGGACGTGCTGATTCTCGGCGTCCGGGGGCATCAGACGCTGTGGCTGACGTTCCTCGTCGGTACGGCGAACCTGACCGCGTTCACCGTCGAATATCAGGCGAACGAGGGCGGCGACTGGGCGCTCGTGGCCTCGGCTGGTGCAAAGTACACCACGCCGACGCAGCCGGTGAACATCGCCTCGGGCGACCTGAACACGGCCGCTTTCGGCTCGACGGTGCATTACCTGTCGCTCAACGTGCTCGGCGTGTCGCACGTCCGCATCAAGGCCGCAGGCACCTCGTCAACCATCACCGGCCATTACGGGATGGTCTGATGCTGTTCGTCGGCCCCGCATACACCTTGGCCGCGCGCAAGGCGAGTGCGCAGGACTGCGTGAACATGTACTTGATGCCGATGGAGACCGCCGCCAAGGCGCAATTTATCCTTCAGTCGGTGCCGGGGCTGGTGCTGCTCGATGACCTTGGAGCTGCCTGCCGAGGCGTGCATGTCGCCGGCTCGCGCATGTTCGCGGTCTCGGGCTCGACGCTGTACGAACTCTATGCGGGCGGGACGAGCACCGTGCGGGGCACCCTGAGCACGTCAAACGGCCCGGTGAAGATGGCCTACGGGCAGACGCAGTTGATGCTGGTCGATGGCGCGAACGGCTACGTGCTGACGCTGGCCTCCAACGCCTTTGCGGCCATCACCGACCCGGACTGGCCCGGCGCCGACGATGTGGCCTATCTGGACGGGTTCTTCATCCTGACGCGGCAGGACTCGCAGCAGACCTACGTTACCGCACTGGACGACGCATCGAGCATCGACGCGCTGGACTTCGCCAGCATCGAATCGAACCCGGACACGATCATGGCGGTGGTTGTCTCGCACCGCGAGGTGGTCTACCTCGGAGAAAACACCGTCGAGCGCTGGTTCAACTACCCCTTCAGCCGGGACACGGCGGCTACCTCCGAGGTCGGCTGCCTCGCTCCGCTGTCGGTTCGCGCGCTGGACAATTCGATCTTCTGGATCGGACGCGACGCCAACGGCTCGGGCATCGTCTACCGGGATGCCGACCGGCAAGCGGTGCGGGTCTCGACCTTCGCCGTCGAGCAGGCGCTACAGGCGTCTATCGACCTGTCGGCAGCGTCGGCCTACGTCTACCAGATGGACGGCCAATCGTTCTACTGCCTCAACGCGCCCGGGGTGCCCGCGACGTGGTGCTATGAGGTGTCTACGGGCGCCTGGCACAAGCGCTGCGACTTGGACGGCATGGGCCAGTTCGCGGCGCATCGTGTGACGCACATGGCGCACCTTGCGGGGGTGCAGCACGCCTTCGATGCCGACGGCAAATGGTATCGGCTGGACCGAGAGGTATACACCTTCAACGGCGACCGGATCAAGCGCACGCGGATCAGCCCGAACGATGCGACGCCGAGCATGGAGTTGAAGCGCTACTCGCAGTTCGTGCTCGACTGCACGGCGGGCGAGTCTGCGCAGGGCGACGACCCGGTCATCGAGCTATCGACATCGAACGACGGCGGCCACGTGTGGGGCGACCCGGTAGCGATGCCCTACGGCCCGGTGGGGGTCTATCACCCCCGGATTGTCTGGCGGCGGCTCGGGACGGCCCGGGATAGGGTCTGGCGGGTGGACTTTGACGGCGACGCGCCGTTTGCCATCATCAGCGGGGTATCGGCGTGACGATCAATCAGTACGCCCCGACGAATGCGGTCTGGGTCGGCAAGGACGGCAAGCTCACGACGCAGGCGCAGATATGGCTGCGCGAGCTCTACAACATGGCCGGCGGCGCCATCGGGATCGACCACGGCCGGCTAGTCGGGCTCACTGACGACGATCATCCGCAGTACCTGAACAACGCCAGGGGAGATGCGCGCTATGACGCGCTAGGGGCCGCTGATGCTGCGGTAGACGCCCACGAGGCCGCGCTAAACCCGCATCCAGGCTATCAGCCGATCGACTCGGACCTGACCGCTATTGCTGCTCTTGTGACTACGGCTTTCGGGCGGGCGTTGCTCACGCTGTCCGGGGCCGCTGACTTCACCGCCATCGCGAACATCTTCACGGATGTCCTGAAGGGTCTCACGCCTGCTTCGGGCGGCGGGACGGCGAATTTCCTGCGGGCCGATGCGACCTGGGCACCGCCGCCGTTCTACTCGCCGGAGTCCTACACGCTGGCCGGGGACGAATCCACGGCAGCAGACACGAATCCGATTGATCTGCCGGGCCTGGAGTTCACCTTTGAGCCGAACTCGACCTACGTCTTCCGGTGGGTCGGCAACGTCAGCCCGGCAGCGGCGACGACGGGCGTCGGGTTTCAGTTGTCGGTCGCATGATGTGGGCAAAGGGAAAAAGCCGGTGAGCACTATCAGGCCGGGACAGGGTGGGGCTACGCTTCTATATCCAGATGGGATGCTCTGGCTCGATGGACTTCAGTTGTCGCTTGACGGGCTCTATCTGAGTCTGAGCGCGTAAGGACTTGGCAATGACGATTTCTGCCGGCAACCCTCCAGTAGCAATATCTGAATCTCAACGCACGCAGCTATTGCAAGACCTTGGCGTGCTGGGCGAGCCGCAGGCGACGATATGGAATCTCGACGACCCGTACTATCCTGGCACTGCTCGCAAGCATGAATTGCGCGGGAAGTTCACGACACCCAAACACCCTGATACCGGGAAATTCGGGTTCGCTACGTTGATCGGCAACGGAACAACCTACTACGCCATCGACTTCGATGCCGGTACATACGACGCTGGAATCACTGGTTTGTTTGAGCGTGTAGACGACTCCACTTTCATCGGCGACGGCACAGCCAAGGCGCCGGCTGCAAACGAGTATGTTTGGAAACTCATCATCACGCCGACACATCAGGTCACAGTAGGGCGGCCACGAGTGCAGCTTACGTCGTTCTTCTTCACCATGTTTCGGACCTACGAGGTCGAGTTCAAGTTCCGGCTGCATCAGCCGGGAGCGTATGGTTGGAACGACATCTCTCGCAAGCCGTTCCAAGGCAGTATTTGGAATCTCACGAATGAAAACGTGGCCGACTTCGGCCCGAATCAGGATGTGACATCCGGGCCGTTTGCGCTGGTTATCGACGGCAACAAACTCATTCCGATGACTCGTGGCCTTGACCCTGAAATGGGCAGTGACCCGACCGGAACGTACAACACCATCGACTTCGGGTTCGGGGACATGCAGGAGTGCGTAAATCGATTCCCGCAGCAGCTACCTCTTGGCCTTGAGTACACGACGGTACGCATCCGTTTCCACTTGGACCACCGTGCGCGCAAGGACGGCGGGCGTGGCTACTTCAAGGGGTGGTTCAATCACAAACCTTGGTTCCACATGATCGGACCCAGCGTGCATCCGCTCATGGCCGACACCGGGACGGCATCAGACTACTACTGCAAGCTGGGCCTCTACGACACTTCGGCGGGAGCGGCGAATAATGGCATCTTGAACAACGATAGTGATGCGCCTCCCAACGGAGTAGGCACGACCGCATGCGGGGTCGAGCGCTCCCTGTGGGTGCAGGGCTACAGGATCATGGAGGTCGATCAATGACGATCCTACTAGCCGACACCCGCCTGGACTATATCCGGCGCGATATCGTTCCCGGGTGGGTCGTGAGTCGCTACCGATTCACAGGCACCCCGGCGCTCAATGACACGATTGAATTTTTCGGTGCGAACTGGCACGGGTTGTACGTCGCAGACTGGTTCATCGGAATGCAGCAGTGCGACACGAATGGAGCGCCAACGCTGACGCTCTCAGTCGGGATACTGGCAAGCAACGGTCTGACTGTTGACACCAGCACCGGATACCGATGGGTGCAGGATTCGACTTCACTAGGACGGACTGCCGCGCCGTCACTGCTGCGCGCTGCTGACGCCTACCCGATGTTCACGCCGGTTCCAGCTCGCCGTATAGGTATTGAAATCACCACCGCCGCCGCGACAGCAGCATTCACCGACAAGTGGATTCATATGGGCGTGTTGTTCCAGAACTATTGAATAAGGGGAACTGAAAAATGGCAGTCACACAGATCACCTACGGCGCGAACACGGCCATTACGATGGATCTGTCTGCGCTCGGGTCTTCGACCCTGGCCGGACGCGAGTCCAATGAGATTGATAACAGTTCGGCCAAGTACGTCGATGTTCTCGTGCGCGGCAATTTCACCGTCGGCACGACTCCGGGTATCACTGGTGGGCTCGCAGTGTATGTTTGGGGCGCTGATGCAGCAGCCTCGGCAACTAATCTCGACGTGCTAGACGGCGTTGATAGTGCCGAGACGTTTACGACGACATCGCTTGGCGCGACGGTTGTTCTCGGGTCGTTCACGTCCGTTCTCGTTGCGACCAGCGACACCAAGTATCAAGTTCGTCCCTTCTCCGTCGCGTCGCTGTTTGGCGGCGTCATGCCGAAGTTCTGGGGCCTGTTCGTGACGCAGAACACGGGCTCTGCTCTCAAGACCGACGCGGCCAATACCAACTCGTTCTCTTATACCGGCATCACCTACACGACGGCCTGACCCATGTCGAACTTCCGACGCCCGCGCACCAGTCAGCCATTCGGCAGCGGTATCGACCGTGGCAACTCGCTGACGCGCGGTCTGATTCGCCTGTACGACTTCTCGCGCGGCGGGGTTGACGCTACTGGCGCAAACGGGATGCCGTGGTCTTGTGGGTCTGGCGGGAAGTTGCCGACGCGCAGAGGCGAGGGACTGTACGTCAACGCCGCAAGCGCGGTAACGAGCAATGAGAGCGTTGCAACGCTGTTGAGCGGCGGCATGACGGCGCTGTTCTTTGCCGACAAGTACGCCAACCTGGCGACTCCCGACTTTGTATTCGGCGAACATGCCACCGGATCAGGCGCATACAACTGGGGGTTCTACACCGGCAATTCCTCAGTGATTGGTTTCTTTGTCCACAATGGCACTACAGGGGTTTTGGCAAACGGCGCTGCCTGGGTTGCCGGCGGCGGACCCACCGTAATTGTCGGCACGTATGGAGACGGCGACAACTTTGTACGCATCTACGCCGATGGCGCATATGTGGCGGCTAACGCTCAAACCGGCACCATCCAACAGAGCGCGCAAGCTGTGCGCTGCAATTACTGGTCTGCAACGACGCCGGATCACACGATTCTTCTTTGCGCGATCTGGAATCGCAGATTGACAGCCGATGAAGTTGCGCGCATCGGCACGAACCCGTGGCAGTTGTTCGCTCCGGCGCGAACGCCGTTCTGGGCGGTGAACGCCATCACGGATCAGGACACTTTGATGGGACAGGCCTGTCTATGACTTCACTGCGCAGCCACGAGGGCTATTTCCTGCTCGACCATCGCCATAGCGACCCGGTAGCCGACGAGATGGTCATCGCCGCCGGCCTACCCGCTGGCGCCGGGAAGGGGCTCTTCGAGGCGCCGACCTACACCTGTTCGCACTGCTCGGCAGTCGTCGTGATGAACCCGAACCGGCAGCGCGAGCGGACGCATTGCAGGGGGTGCGATCACCTCATCTGCGACAACTGCTCGGCGGCCAAAGCTGCGGGCGCGAAGTGCCGGACGATGCGGCAGATCATCGATGAGTACATGCTTGAACAGGAAGTGGGCCGGGTGCGATCCGGCTGAGAACGTAAAACACCCGAGACAGAGCCCGCCGCGTGCGGGGCCGTGGGCGCAGGCCGAAGCTCTTTCAACAGTCCTGCGCTAACAACTCTGAAAGGAAGCCATCATGGCTCGGTACTCTGGAACCTGGCGCTCTGTCACGAACACCGCCACTGCCGACACGACGAACCTCGTGGATGCAACCTATCCGTTCATCCTCGCGGGCGGCTCGGCGACGATGCAACTCAAGGTGAACGAGATCTACATTGGCGGGGAATCGCCGACGACCTCGACTCCCGTCACGATGGTTTTCGCGCGCAACTCGACCGCGCACACGGGCGGCGTCACCGTGGGCACGACCGCAGCGCTGGACGGCACCACGACCGCGCCTGGCACGCTCGCCGTCTTCGGCAACACCGTCGCCACGACCAAGCCGCAGCGCAGTTCTACGCTGTCGCTGCTCGGCCTGTCGCTGAACACCTACGGCGGCATCGCCCGCTGGCAGGCGCGCTACGGCGAGGAGATCACCATGTACGGCTTGGCCGCCACTGCGGGCGAAAGCTCGCTGTCGAGCGTCACGGGCGCGGGGATCACCTCGGGTCACGTCATCTACGAGATCGTTTGATGCTGGCGGGGGTCTGGTTCGCCAGGCCCCCTCAACGAACTAAGGGCGGGACATGGCAGACGGCGTAGCAATCACTGCGGGGGCGGGGACCACGATCCTGACCGACGACACCGGAGCGGGCGGGCACGCCCAGGTTGTCAAGCTCGCCATCTCGACGGACGGCAGCGGGACGCTCATCCCTGCGGACGCGACGAACGGGATCGACGTTGACGTTACGCGCGTGAGTGGAAACGTGACCGTCGTCAACGGCGGCACGTTTGCCACGCAGGTTGACGGCGCTGCCCTTACCGCGCTTCAACTGATCGACGACCCGGTATTCGCCGACGACGCGGCGTACACGGTCGGCACCAGCAAAGTGATGATGGCCGGCGTCCTGGCCGTAGCGCACGGGTCAAACCCGGACGCTGCGGATGCGCTGGACGCGGGTGCCCCGATTGCCAACAGGCACCGGGTTCCGTTCATGATCGGCGGGCACCCGAACGTCCTCACGCTCAAGCACACGACCATCACCACTGCGGTAACCGACGCGGCGATTGTCACGATCTCCACCGGGTCAAAGATCGTCGTCACCCGCCTGACCGTCACACTGGATAGTGCAAGTACGGTGTTTCCGTCCGTGATCATCGGCTTCGGCACGGCCAGCACCCCGACGACGACCGGCGTCCTCGCTTCGCACGGTGGCGTCCCTGCGGGCGGTGGTTTCACCATCGGGGACGGCTCGGGAATCATCGGAGTGGGTGCCGACAACGAAGACCTTCGGGTGACGACCGTGGGCAACGCCACCGGCAACGGCATGCAAATCACGGTTTCGTACTACACCATCGAGTCGTGAAATGCCCCGCATCGCCTACACCGCCTCATCGACAAACTGGGTCGCCCCGGTTTGCCTTGCGCGCGTGTGGCTGTGGGGCAGTGGAGGAACGGGCGGCCCTGCTCAGACCACCTCGGGAAACAAAGGCGGCGGTGGCGGGGGTGGCGAGTTCGTCGCGGCATGGGTCAAGACGACTCCCGGCACTACTTATGCCGTGGCGGTAGGTCAAGCCCCTACCGGGGCGGCGACGGTAGTCAACGGCAACGCGACGACCTTCGGCAGCACCGTCCTCACAGCCAACGGCGGGACTGGCGGGGCGTTGAACGCAGCTAACGGTGCTGGTTCTGGTGCTGGTGGCACCGGAGGTACCACCGGGGGAGCGGCGACCGTCATCGTCCGGCGCAATGGTGGTGCGGGTGGAAACGTCCACTCAGCGGGCACGAACACCGGGCCTGGGGGCGGGGCGTCTGGCTACGACGCCATAGGCGGTGCCGGTGCGGTGGATGCTGTCACCGGGGGAACCGGCAATTCAGGCATCGCCAGCAACGCGGGGACTGGCGGAGCGGGGAGAACCTCTACCGGCGTCGGCAATGCTGGCGTGAATTACGGCGGTGGCGGTGGCGGATCGTGGCGCACCACGGCGAACCGAAACGGGAGCAACGGCGGCGCAGGCTATGCGCGCATCGACTACATCCCGGCGTGTTCCCTGATGCTGATGGGGTGCGGATAAATGTCGCTGCTGCTCCTGTTCGGTGGCGCCGCGCCAACGGCGAGCCCCGAGACCCGGGCCACGCTGAGCCCGGGAAATAGGCCCAGGCCGCAGAATGGCCTGATCACCATCGGCAGTTCGCTGCTGCTGACCGCGCTCGCGGCGACGGCGGTGCCGTTCGTCAACGACACGGCCAGTTACGCGGCGAGCCTGGCGCGACCGCAGCAAAACACCGTCCTGATGGGCGCGCGGGCGGTCAACCCGGGCGCTCCATCGTCGGTGCTCCCTGCCGGGTCAAGCGCGCCGTTCCTGATCGCGCAGCGCCAGGCGGTACTGCGCAACACCAGCGCCGGCGTCCCGCTGGGGATGATGCCGGCGGCGGCGGCGCTGCCGGTAGGCTCTGCAAGCCCGTTCCTGAGCGTCCAGCTTCGGCGCGCGCTGAACGACATCTCGTTCCGCAACCTCAACACCGGGACGCTGGACTTCCAAGCCATCGCTTCGGCGATGACGGAGTGGCCGAGGAACGTAGAACCCAAGCGAGGGCTGACCGTAGCTCGATCAACGACGACACCAGCGCGGGGGTGCCGGTCGGGCTCATGCCGGCTCCCGACCCGCTG